CCCAAGGTCCCATCAAAGAAAGCGGAAAAGAAACTTGCTAAGGCCGCTCTTAAAAGGGAGGCCAAAGGTAAGGGGAAAGAAGTTGAAGGTTACGTCCAGATTGATCTCCGCCCACACAAGGTCGGAATCACGGTTCTGGATGATGAACTTAACAAGTACCCAAAGGAGAGGTGCCTGGCTCACCAGGCAACCGATTCAAAACCAATTGAGGCCAAGAAAGAGAAAACCGAATGGGTTCCCCTCAAACCTGAGGGAGCACCACCCAACTGGGACAAATTGACTGATTCTGAGAAGAAGAAGTTTATTTATGCTCTGAAGAATGGCTCTATCACCTGCTCCAAGGAGAAACCCTACCCTCGCGATTGGAAAACACCTGTTGCCATAAAATGGGAACAGAAACCAGTAGTTGAGAATAAGGGTGCGGGCCCCACCATCTCAACCAAATGGATGAATGCGGTTCGCGTCTTTGGGACGGGAAAACTTTCTGCAACACTGACTGCGGTGTCAGATGTTGTTTTGGCCACTACCCATGTCTTGGCTGACCTCCGTAAAATGGAGGAAACTGGCGAATTTGATAAACTGAACTGGATAAGCTGTGGTGGTGACCCCGTCAACACAAGCTATGGTCAGGAATACCTTTATTATGCTGTTCGCCCTCAAACCTGGAATATGCCAGGCGCACCTTTTGGAGTTTATGATCCTAAGATCACCAATCAGTGCACTCTTTTGAATTCCACCTCGAAACAGGGTTTTGGCAACATCAAATCTGTTCGGGATGGTTTTCTCATTCACACGATTGAAACCATTCCTGGCGATTGCAACACTGCAATTGTTTCAAATGGTGTCGTGGTTGGGCTCCATATTGCTGGTGGTCAGAATGGCGTTAATTATGCCATGGCCATCACTCCTGCTCATCTTGAGGTTTTGAAGAACCAACAGAATCGACCAGGAAAAAACGGATCCCCCGGGGGCCACCTCTTGGCTGGTGGACCCCAGACGGGCTCAAGCCAATAGAGACCGTCCCCACGCGAGCGGGACAGGGAACGTTCCACGGTTCATTGGAACGTCTCGCCAGCGTGAAAGTACATGTTTCCCACCCAAAAGGTTTTGTCCCTCGTCCCGAGATGGCAGAACTTTTTGACTTGTTGCCTGAAGATTTAACTCATGGTGTCCCAGACACCAATGATGCGATTAACCAGGCCGTTTTCAACCGCTATGAAGCGGTTATTCCGATGGATGTCAACATGGTTGCCCTCAATAAGGCTACCACTTGGGTCTATCGAATTTTTGCACCCTGGATGACTCAAAAATTTGCCTCCCATGAGGAGGTGATTGCCCATATGGAATATGGCACATCTTGTGGTTACCCCTACAATAAGCTTTTTGCAACTAAAGGCGAACTTTTTGAGACCTGGGGCCACTCGTGGCTCCTGGTCGCATGGGATCGCTATGTTGTGCAGAAGGCTTATTGGCAGGGGACATTTTTGCAATTCCTGAAAGAAGAGCTCCGTGAGATTCTTGGTGATGGTTCAGTTAAGCCGCCTCATGGCATCTTAGCTGGGCCCCTTGATCTCGTGTACATCGGCAGTAGGCTTTTTCTCGCACAAAACGAGGGTTTTTATGCCTCCTACCTTAGTACACCTTCCGCGGTTGGTATCTCACGTGATGGTCTCGATTGGCACACTTTTTGGTGCAAGATCTCACATTTCCACACCGCATCTGAGTCCGATGTCTCCAAAATGGACTCTCGCATGGCACATCTCCTTATGATGAGGATTCGCGATGCTCGAAAATTGTGTGCGTTTGGTGCAGACGACAACGAGTTGGCTGCAATAGACAAATACTATGATATGCTTTGTAACACTGTTTGTCTGGTTAATCATGATCTTTGGCAAAAGAACGGTGGTAATCCCACTGGATCTGTCAACACGACACCAG